ATCAAAAGAGCTTCTCGCGCAAATACAGAACGGAGTAAAAAGGCGGTGCGTAAGCCTTGGGCTCCCCCGTCAATGTTAGATGCACCACCTGCGCCTGATGGTTACAAACATCGTTGGATACGGGCTGAAACCCGTGGCTTTAACGATAGTAAGAACATCAGTGCAAAAATGAGAGAAGGTTATGAGCTTGTCCGTAGGGACGAGTATCCTGACTTTGAATCTCCAACGGTAGAATCAGGTAAGTACGAAGGTGTTTTTGGAGTAGGCGGACTACTTCTTGCTCGTATTCCACTTGAAACTGTAGACGAAAGAACCGCATACTTTGCAAGTAAAAGTTCGGATCAGATGGACGCAGTGGATCAGGATATGATGCGAGAAAACGCACATTCATCGATGACGATATCCAAACCGGATCGTCAATCTCGTGTAACTTTCGGCGGCCCACGAAAATGAGGGCTCGTCATTAATAGGAGAAAACTGTTATGGCAAATCAAAATACTGCCTATGGTCTTCGTCCTGTAGGACTTGTTGGTTCAGCGTCAAACTCTACTGGTGTAACTCAGTATGAGATCGCTTCCAACAATACTAACGCTATTTTTCAATACAACATCGTCGTCCCTTTGGCGGCAGGTGTTATTGATCAAGCAGGTGCCACCAGTGGTGGTACTACGCAGGCGTTGGGAGTTCTTATGGGCGTAGAATATCAAGACTCGGTACAGAAAAAGCCGGTCTTTCTTAACTACTGGCCCGGGTCAGGCTCTGTAAGCGTGGATACTAACTATCCTGTTAAAGCTTTCGTTGCTGACAACCCTAACCAGATCTTCAAAGTAGCAAGTGATGCAACTTTGACTAACCGAGCAACGGGTCAAGCCGCTGTTTTCGCTAACGCCACTCTGGGCACTTCTGCCCGTACTGGTTCTACCGATACAGGGTCTAGTAATAGTGCTCTAAGTGTTAGTTCAATTGCCACTACCGCCACTTTGGCACTACGAATAGTAGGTATCCAAGACGATCCCGCTAATAATGATTACGCTTCAGCAGGTATTCCATTACTAGTTCGTCTTAGCGCCCACTTCAATGCACCCACAAGCCGTTTTGACTCGCAGACTACTGCGACGACAACGGGCCTTTAAGGAGGGTTAACACATGGCTATTTCACGCGCACAATTAGCGAAAGAGCTAGAACCCGGCCTTAATGCTTTATTTGGGTTGGAATATGATCGTTACGAGAACGAGCATTCTGAAATCTTTGACGAGGAGTCTTCGGACAGAGCCTTTGAAGAAGAAGTAATGCTTGGCGGTTTCTCTACTGCACCAGTTAAAAGCGAAGGTGGTACTATTAGCTTTGACGAAGCACAAGAGACTTACACTGCTCGTTACACTCATGACACTATCGCTTTGGCTTTCTCAATTACTGAAGAAGCTATTGAAGATAACTTATATGATCGTCTCGCATCTCGCTACACTAAGGCATTGGCTCGTTCAATGGCTCAGACTAAGCAGATTAAAGCGGCGGCTATCCTTAACAATGCGTTTGTTTCCACTGGTGGATTCGCGCAAGGTGACGGACAAGCACTGTGCTCGGCGGCTCATCCATCGTTATCCGGTTCTCAGACTAACCTGCTCGCTACTGCGGCTGACCTCAACGAGACTTCTCTTGAGCAAATGCTGATTGAGATTGCAGGAATGACTGATGAGCGTGGTCTAAAGATTGCTGTACAAGGCACAAAGTTAATTATTCCTAAAGAACTGCAATTTATTGCAGAGCGAGTACTTAACTCTAACCTACGTTCATCAACTGCGGACAACGACGCTAATGCTATGAAGAATATGGGAATGTTGCCTGACGGCGCAGTGGTTAACCACTTCCTTACTGATTCTGATGCATTCTTCATCAAGACTGACGCACCAAACGGATTCAAATACTTCAACCGTTCGCCAATTAAGACGGCAATGGAAGGGGACTTTGACACTGGTAACATGCGCTTCAAGGCTCGCGAAAGATATTCTTTCGGTGTGTCTGATTGGCGTTCTGTTTTCGGTACTCCGGGAGCTTAATTAAGCTTTTCGTTACATGGGAAAAGGCGGCACTTGCCGCCTTTTCTTTTTTGCGTTATATTAAACTTTCCCTGACAGTCACAATTTCGTGACTGACATTGGCCCCGACAGGAGAAACACCCATGGCTCAAACAACATTTACCGGAATAGTCCGGTCAGAAAACGGTTTTTCAGATATCACTAAAAATGCTACTACTGGAACCGTAACAACTAACTCTACTTATGCAACTGATGCCACCGTTGGTGGAAATCTAGTTGTAACTGGCACTACAAAACTTGTATCTGCTGTAACCGGCAAGTTCATTAAGCACGTTGGTCATGCTCCCGGAGTTACTGTTAACTCTACCGCAGGAGACAGCCCTACTATTGCTACATTTGTACAGCCTGCAAACACCATCATCACAGACATTAAAATCTTTTGTGTTACTGCTCCAGTTATTGGGTCAGGTGATATTGGTTATGAAGTTGGAACTTCTTCTTCTGGCGCACAAATTGTTGCGACTCAAGCTGATGAGATTCTAGATGCAGGAACAACTGTTGTTGTCGGTAACGTAACATTAACCGCCCTAGTTGTACAAACTCAAGATGCCGCAACTGCTCCCGCTTCTGTGCAATATTCGGCAGTGGCTCGCAACATCTTCTGTAACATTACTAACACTGTTAATGCTACTACAGCAGGATCGTTTACTTTTATTATTGAGTACGTTCAAGTAGCGTAATTGTTAAATATTAAGGGGTGCAATGCGCCCCTTTCTTTTAGGAGAATATAATGGCTGATGCAGTCGCAACACAAATTTTATCGGACGGACCTAAGTTTACTGTTTTGAAGTTGACTAACGTTTCAGACGGCTCAGGCGAAGCCGCCGTTGTTAAAGTAGATGTTTCAGGTTTAGAAGCCAGTGCGGACGGAGACGCTTGTACCGAAGTAGTTATAGAGCGTATTTGGTGGCAGTGTATAGGAATGAAAGTACAAATTCTTTGGAACGCTTCTACAAACCTTTTTTGTATAGAGCTTGGTGAGAATCAAAGTGGTGAGCACGATTACACCGTCTTTGGTGGGCTTACAAATAACGCAGGCGGTGGTAAAAACGGAGACGTTTTGTTTACTACTGTAGGCCACACCAGTGCCGACACGTACACTGTAATTCTGTATCTTCGGAAGAAGTTTGCGTAACAAGTATGGCAACTACTAAAGACACAAAAAGGTTACCTTCTGGAAGGATTAGTTATCGCGGTGAAACTTTTGCCGGGTTTAATAAGCCTAAAAAGACGCCTAATAAATCTAAAAAAAGTGCCGTATTAGCTAAAAAAGGAAGTGAAGTTAAGCTTGTTCGTTTTGGTGACCCTAAAATGAGTATTAAAAAGGATCAACCGAAACGAAGAAGCAGTTTCCGGGCTAGACATAGTTGTGATACAGCTAAAGACAAATTTTCTGCAAGATACTGGTCTTGTAAAGCTTGGTAAATATAAAACATACTAATTATAAATTGAGTTAAACATGGGGCCTGAATTTTATACGTTTGGTATAGAAAAAGAAATTTGCGACGAGATTAAAGCGTGGTCTAAAAATGTTGTAGAAAAGCCTAATCCTTATTTTAATAATCTGCCCTCTTGTCCGTATGCTAGACAAGCGTGGAAAACAGATAAAGTTTCGTTTTTATTTAAAAAAGATAGTGGATTTCAAGACTTGTATACCGTCGTTAGTTCGTTTAACGATGAGTTAGACCTTGTTATGCTTGTTGACTTAGCCTTTGAGAAAGATTCCGAGGCTTTTCACGCATATTTAGAAGATTTAAATACTGTAATTTCCAACGGAATGTTTATAGACAAGGACATTTGGTTAATGGGTTTTCATCCATATGATGAAGAAAACGATTACATTGACGACAGCACGTTTTTGAGTGCGGTCGAACAAGAATATGCTATTATATTCATACAGCGCCTTTCTAAGTTACAAGAATCGGCAGACATGATTGCCAAAAAAGGCTATTATGATCAATACTTTGAAGAATATGACGCTGACGCAATTTTTAAAAAACGTGAAAACTATTACAGGAGATTACACAATGGCTATGAAACCTAAGAAAATGATGAACGGCGGCGCTATCGGTGGTAAAAAAATGGTTAAACCTATGCGAGCCGGCGGTCGTGCCGGGGGCACTAGTGCTGTTAAAGGCGCTGTTAAGAAAAAGAAGAAGAAGTAATGGCCGGGGCAAAAAGAGGCTTATACGCTAACATTGCCGCAAAAAAAGCCCGTATAAAGGCCGGTTCTAAAGAAAAGATGCGGAAGCCCGGCACAAAAGGGGCTCCTACCTCCAAAGCTTTTACGGAATCGGCTAAAACGGCTAAGAAAAAACCAGTAAAGCGCAAATAGGGCTAACAAATGGCTGTTTCCGGAAGCACCGATTTTGAACTCGATGTTACAGAGTACATTGAAGAGGCGTTTGAGCGTTGCGGCTTAGAAGTTCGCACGGGCTATGATTTAAAGAGTGCTAAACGTTCTTTAAACATAATGCTTGCTGAATGGGCAAATCGTGGCCTTAATGCATGGACTATTAAGCAACGGACTCAAGCTTTAACGGCGAATGACGGTCTTTACGACTTGTCTACCGATATTATAGACGTTTTATCGTTAGTTTGTAGGCGAGACGGCACTGATTACTCCTTAGAACGGCTTAGTAGGGACGATTATTTGTCTATTCCTAATAAAACGACTACTGGAAGACCTAATCAGTTCTTTTTAGACCGTTTAACTACCCCTATTTTAAAGCTTTGGCCCGTCCCAGAGAACGCTACGGACGTTATTATCTATGATGCGTTAACTAGAATAGATGACGCGGATACTCCGACCAACACTTTAGCCGTTCCTTTTCGGTTTTACCCTTGTTTAGCGGCCGGATTGGCATATTATATTGCTGTAAAACGGGCTCCAAACAGAGTTCAAATTCTAAAAGGACTGTATGACGAAGAATTCGACCGTGCTTTATCAGAAGATAGGGACCGGGCGTCCTTTAATATTATCCCGGCTCAAGCATACCATAGGAGTTAATCATGCCTAAGTTTGCTACGGGAAAGAAGTCGTATGGAATATCGGACAGATCGGGTTTTCGGTATCGTTATCAAGACATGAAAAAAGAATGGAACGGTGCTTTAGTTGGTAAAGATGAATTTGAGCCAAAACATCCGCAATTAGGACCGTTTCGCAAGGTTTCAGACGCACAAGCCTTGAAAAATGCGCGTCCAGACAGAGTAGAGCCGCTAGATGTCTACGTGGGAATACCTACCGTAGAACTTCCCGGCCCTGTAAATCTTATATCTTTTGGTCAAGTTGGAACGGTAACGGTGGTTATATGAGTTTTACTTATTCGGCGCTAAAACAGGCGCTTCAAGACTACACAGATAACAACGAAACTTCTTTCGTCACTAATCTGCCTATATTTATTACGCAAGCCGAAGAGCGTATTCTTAAAAGCGTTCAACTAAGTCTATTTAGGAAAAATGTACTCGGCGGATTAACTCAAAATAATCGGTTCTTAGGAGTCCCGAGCGACTTCTTAGCACCATATTCTCTATCTTTTATAGATGCTAATAACAAACACGTGTTTTTACAGTTTAAAGACTCTGATTTTGTTGAATCTTTTAGCCCTAATGAGTCTACTACGGGAAATCCAAGATTTTACGCGGTCTTTGATGTTGACAACTTTGTTATAGGCCCTACACCAAATGCTTCGTATAGTGTAGAATTAAATTACTTTTACCGACCTATTAGTTTGACTCTTTCCGGTGAGGGTGGAACAACGTGGATAAGTGAAAACGCTGAGATCGCTTTGTTGTATGGGGCTTTGTTAGAAGCTTATATTTATATGAAGGGTGAACCCGACATAATGGCTATGTATGAAAAAAGGTTTGCCGAAGCAATTTCTGGAATGAAACTGTTTGGCGAAGCAAAAGAAGTAACGGATGAATACCGTACTGGACCCGTGATAAGGCCGAAACAATGAGCGCAGAAGTATTAGAATTTAATCCCGTTAAGAAATTTATGGTAGATGTTCAAACTACTAGCGGACGCGGTTTTACCCCGGAAGAAGTTGCAGAAAGGTGTGCAAATAAAATTATTGCTATTTCTGACGACGCTAACCCGGCAATTAGGGCTCAAGCTCATGCGTTTCGTGGGCAGATACTTAAAACCCTAGAATTTTATATGCGTGAAGCTATCCGGTCGGATAGAACAACGGTATCTAATACTTTAACTGACGCAGGCCAAACAGAGCTTGCTAAACTAATAAGGAAACTGTAATCATGGCTTTTAACGGAAACTTCATGTGCTCTAGCTTTAAGCAACAATTGCTATTGGGTGTTCACGACTTCGACGCTTCAAGCGGCGATACATTTAAAATTGCGTTGTATACCAGTTCTGCAACTCTTAATGCGTCAACGACGGCCTATGCGACGACTAATGAGACCAGTGGCACTAACTATACCGCAGGTGGTCCGGCATTAAACCCCGTAGACCCTACTCTTTCTGGAACAACGGCACTAACTGATTTTGCTGACGAAACTCTTTCTAACGTCACCATTACTGCCCGAGGCGCGTTGATTTACAATTCTACGCCTAACACCACTTCTGTTTCTTTAACTAACCCGTCTGTGGTAGTTTTAGATTTTGGTGCGGATAAAACGGCAACTTCTGGGGACTTTACAATAGTTTTCCCTACGGCGGATGCTAGTAATGCGATTATCCGGATAGCGTAATGGCTGATGTAGTCGTAGGCTATAAAGGGTGGAACTCTTCTAGTCAAGCATGGAACGGCGGCGGATGGGGTCTAGATGTAGCACTTACGGCGGCTACTGCTAGTGGCGGCGCGGTTACGACTACGGCAGATGCTAACGTTACGGTTGGCGGATTGGCCGCAACTTCGAGTGTAGGCGCTGTTACAATTACGGCAGACGCTAACATTAGTGTTACCGGTCTTGCCGGGACAGGGGCTGTTGGCGCGGTTACGACTACCGCCGATGCGAATGCATCTGTTACAGGTTTGCAAGCCACTGCTAGTGTAGGCAGTGCTCAAGGTAAGGCTAACGCCGATGCGGCGGTAACGGGTTTGCAAGCCACGGGTATTGTGGGCAACGCGCTTATTTATGGGCGCAT